GCCCACGCGAGCACCAACACGGGCAAACTTAATATTACAAGGACCGCCTCGTCCTTCCAGTCCGATTGTCTTGCTTCTAATAATTTGCCTTGGTAAGCTTCCTGGCCTTGAGCCATTTTTGTAGCGTGCATGAGTTGTGCTTCACTCATTGCCATTTTCGTCTTCTGCTTGTTAGCATAAATCTTACTTCCAGCAGAAACGGCTAATTTAATTGCCGATAACCACATGATTTAGTACCAAGTAGCCGGTTTTTTCTTTTCAGCTAGCATTCTTTTTTGTCCTCTAACTTTTTCCTTGTCTCCAGTAGGAATATAGTTGAAAGCACCGTCAGCTGTAGTCTTAGATCTTGGATCTATTTCAACATTCTGCTCAGGAACTGCTATTTGCTTTGATTTTTTATAGTTTATCATATTTTTTACCTTTACTAGTTTATATTAGCATTATTTTTTTTTGCAAGACTTACTCCAGCACGTAATTCTGCTAATTCTTCGTTCTGATCCATCTTATCTTCAGCTAATTCTCTTGATTGCATCAATTTTGCTCTTTCTAAATCCTCTTTTGTTTTGTCAGCTTCTCTTTTTCTATCATTTTCCATTGCTCTTAGGTCAACTTCACGTGATTTTAGCTTCAATAGTGGGTCATTATCAAATTGTGAAGTAATTTGATTCTCTTCTTTCATAAATTCTTCAGTCATTTCAGCAATCAACACCGCTTTTCTTGACTCAACTTGATTTGTAAGCATCTGTAACTGCTGTTGGATCTGTGGATCCATTGCAGACATCTGTTGCATCTGTTGCATTTGCATCATTTGCTCTCTAAATTCCATTTGAACTTGTTCTTGAGCCATAATTGAAATGTGTTCCAATATATTTTTCTGTATTGCAGCCATAACAGGTGGATTATTTCTTACCATGTTAACAGACATGAAGTTTAAGTGTGCTGTAATATGTGCTCTGTGGTCTTGACCAGGGAAAGCTTGGAAAGGTTTCATACCCATTGCATCAATGTGCTCTAAACTTGGATCTTTTGGTGCAGTTGGAGGTGGTGGAGGTAGAACTGCATCTACATCTTTTACCCCAATCGCATTATACATGTTTCTATAAATTTGATACATGTTGTGTAACTGTGGATTTGCTGTTGCAATTTGTAATTGCGTTTGAGCTAATGTTATTCTTTGAGACATTGAGAATATATTTGGATCCGCAACCGGTACTACATCCACTCTATCATCAAAATCAGTTTGTTTAATATTTCTTGCACCACCTACAACATCATATGGATATTCTGGTGGTAAATATTGAGCAACTATTTTACCTAATAATTTAAATTCTTGTTTCATTGCTGCATAACATCTTTTGTGAATTGCAGACATAACACGTGAACCACGTTCAAGAAGTGCAACTGTAGTTCCTACTGCAGCACCTTGATTACCATCACCCACTTGCATATCAGCAATAGCCGCGAATCTCTGGCCAGCTTGTACAACAACTCCTAATAAATTTAATAATGTAGGACTTGGTTCTTTGTATGGTAATGGAAAGAAAGCATCTCTTAAATTACCACCTGGTGCATCTACATCTTTAAATTCACCTGGTTGAATTGGTGACGCTTCATCTCTAACTCTAACACCACGTTGTTTAAATCCTGCAGGTAAGTTTGATAATGTACCAGCATCTAATAATTGACGGAGAGCAGCCGTTGCCGTTCTGCTCAATCCGCCAATCATGTGAATGAGTCCAAAGCCATAAAATCCTAGTCCTGGCAGAAATTTGAAGTGGACAAAATATTGGATCTTACTTTTCTTTAGATCATCGGGCGCATAGTTTCGTCTGATAGACAAAACTTCTCTACTACCTTCTTCGACTGTAACGAGGTAAGGTAATTTTATTCCTGTTGGTTCTCCATCTGCTCCAACATCTTCAAAACCTTCTAAATCTAAATTAACGTGACACTCTAACAAAGTATACACAGGTTCGTTCTTACCTGTCTTCTTAGTTCCTTCTAGCTCACGTTCTTTTTTAGTTAATTCTCCATTAGTCTCTGTACCGGGAGGACTTAACTCTACATCTCTGTAAAAACCTGATACTTGTTGTTTTCTTAATTCGTTTTCTGAAATCTTCACGGTATGAATAACTGCTTCCGCATCGTCTAATGAGGTAGCTGTGTACGGAACAATTAATTCATCCGCTGGTACAAACTTTGATACCACTCTTCCAAGTGGTACATCGTAGTAAACTTTTTTAAATGTAGATCCAGCTAGTGGTAAATGAAATAACATAGAATCAAATTCAGATTCATATTCTTTCATCGTGTCCATGATTAAATAATTCATATAATCTTTAACACGTTGTGCTTGCTGTTCTGTTTGTGGGTTTTTAACTCCTATAACTTGTGTTCTAACTGGTCCATCACTTGGTAATAATTCTTTATAAGCTTGAGCTTGAAACTGAGTTACTGCTTCTGCAAGAACTGGGTGTGTTGCACCTGAAGCTCCTTGAAACGGTTCAGTTCTGTTTTCATATTTGAAACCTAGTAAATCTAATCCTGTTGTATAAGCGCTCTCCCATTCTTTTCTAGATGATTTGTAGTCCATATAATTTTGAACCATTTCATTTCCAATTGGACTTAAAATATCATCTGGTAAAATATCAGCTAAGTTATCAAAATGATTTTCTGTTCCAGGTACATTTATGGATCCTGGTTCAAAGTCTAATGTAACTCCACCGTCTTCTTCTGGGATAACCTCTACAGGTCCTTTTTGTGATTCTTCTTCCTCCTGAACACTAACTTCTTCTTGCATCTCTTCTTCTGAAGGGATGTCAATTTTAGTTCTAGTGTTAGGGAGTCCTTTATCTATATCTGCCATATATTACTCCTGTACCTTCTTAACACGATTAAATAAATAAGACAAGCCCTGTGAATCAGGGTTCATAGATCTTGTCATTGCACCTGATCTATCGCCTGCTATTTTAGCAATACCACCCCCTGCAAATTTTTCTGATGCACCTCTAAAACTAGGGAGTTTCATTAACTGTTCAAACTCTATTGGTTTTTCTACTTCTCGTTTGTAGAAAGCATCTTGATATACTTGATCATCTGCTAGAGCACCTTCTTTCTTCATATAATCTTCAAACTGTTCTTTTGTAAAATCATAGTTTGGTTTAAAATTTTGATATGTAAGAGGAGTTAAATCTATTTTCACACCTTGTTTTGCAGTCATAGGCCCTACTCTTCTTCCTGGAGGTTGTGCAAATTTATTAGTTAGAGGCGTAACCTCTGGAGCGTCTGGTGCATCTAAAAATTTTGGTTTTGCTTTAAAAGCTCCTTCTGATTCATCTAATGCTGATTGATAATCAAAAACTCCTGTGTCAGGTGTGCTTTCAATTTTTTTCTTTAAATCTTTTTGCATTTTAAAATATTTTTCTGAACCAGGCATACTTTTTGCAACTAAAGAAGATGGAAAGTTTAAATCTAATTTTCTATATTTATCATAATCTAAAATATTTTGCGCATATTCCTTCGCAGCTGGGGATAGTTGAGTATTTGATTCTAATAAATTTTTTGCTCTTGCTGCATCTGCATCTAAATTTAAAACAGAACCAAATAAACTTTCGGCTGCTGAAACATTTAAAGGTTTACCTTTTCTTAAAACATCATCAGCAACTAAACCTGTTTCAAAAGCAGCTGCACCATATAGTGCAGGTTTACCTATTAGGTTTTCCATTTTAAATAATTCTTTTGGACTTAAATTTTGTTTTAAAAAATTAGCTGAACCTGCAAGTATTCTTTTTATTAAACTTGTTTTTGCATTTTGTTGAGTTCCAATACCTTTTGTAAGTTCTTCACTCATATAGTTTCTAGCTTTTGTAATACAAACATCGGGAGAACCAATTGTTTTTAATCCTATACGACCACCATCTGCTATAGCTTGTTTACAATCAGGATCTATTTGTCCTGCAAGTTTTAACAAATCATTTTCAATGTTGCTTTTTCTAATAATCTCGTCCTTGGCTGCCATGTAAGAGGTTTTTAAATTTTTACCTACATGCTCTCCTTTTTCATTAAATAATAATATTTTATTACCTAAATTCTTTTCTTGCATCAAAAGATCATCGATTGGTAAATTACGAAAATAATTTTTTCCTATTTTAGAAGCAATTTCTGGTTTATCTAATCTAGTAGCAGCACCTAATGCCACATTAACTCTTTGAGGTAATATAGATAAATTTTTAAAAGGATTTTTAGCTACTCCGTCGTTGTGGTCTATTTCATATGGAAATCTAGAAAAAGGTTTTTTGTAACCATAACCAAATTTATACATCTGTCCTGAATAGTTTCCAAAAGTTGTTTTCTTTCCTGTTTTAGGATCTATTATATCAGAACCATCTGGCCACGTAGTTCTGTTTTTCATGTCTGACAAGTCATCTTGTAACTTAAAATATTCTTGAAATAATGGATCACTTCTTCCTTTTGTTTTTATGTAATCCATATCATAAACTTTTCCACTACCATCTTTAAAGGCAAGATCATAATAAGAATCTACTTGTGAAAAATCAGTAATTCTTTTATTTAAATTATTTTTATTATAGATTGAAAATTCTGTATCTCCTTTAGACATTATTTGATTACGAACTGCATAATCCATTAAACGTTGTGCATCATCTTTGGGCGTACGTAACATACTTTTAGTTTGAAGACTATTTTGAACATCTCCAAGAGTCCAATCTTTGTTTATATTTTTTAAAAAATTTGCACTACTTAATCTATTTATTATAGGTTTAACTTCTTCATCCCAATTTAAAACTTTAGATGATTTTAAAGCATTACTAATATCTTCTACTCTACTTCTATTGGGGTTAGCATTTTTTCTGTACTTATAACCCCCTATCATTTCTTTTATTCTGTGTAAGGGCTTAGTAAGCTCCGTTGCATTTCTATCAAAATCACTAAAAAGTTTTATATATGCTTTTTCTACTTTAATTTTATAACTATCCAAAGGTGTAATTCCTTCTCTTCTAACAATACCTGATATACGACCAGGAGATTCAAGATTTAATTTTTTACCCAGATCTTCATACGAAATATATTTATCTCCCTGATTAGCTTTTAAAATAGCTTCCTCTATTTTTTCTAAATTATATTGTCTTGGTTGACCAACTGATTTTTTAACTTTAGCATAACCAGGCCGTGATCCGTCGTTATTGGGTTGGACTAGCATACCACCATCCTCATACCCTGCACGTCCGCCATCAGCCATACCAAATAATTTTCTAAAGTTAGATAATGCTGAAGCTTGTGCTTCTTCAGCTGTCATGTCTAATGTTATATCTTTAACGACTAATTGTAGTTGATCTTCTGTTACATCACCTGGTGCATAAGGTTTCATACTTTCAACAATCTCTTGTCTTAATCTTTGTAAAGGAGTTCCACCACCATCAAATTGCATTCTTTCATTGAACATGGGCCGTGATTCAGGGACCATGGCGCTTGGACCATCGTCATCGTAGATTGCACTTAGATCTTGTATTCTTTTAAAGAGATCCATTTACTCTCCTAACATTCGAGCGATACCGCCTGATGCTAATGCCATTTCAAGTTTAGCGTTAGGATCACCAATAGGTTTTGAAACTTTATTTCCTGGTGTCATAGGTGGTTGTCCAATAGATTCTAAGTATCGTGCCATATTACTTGCTTCTGCTCCACCTGAAAAAGTCATTTCATAACCACCTGGTAATGTAACTGGAACAATAGCCATGTGTCCTATATTTGAAACTTTGTCTGGATTGTTTCTTTTCCATTCTGCAAACCCTGACATTAACTGATCTTGAGGTAGAGGATCATTGTATTTTATTTCTTCTGGAGGTGGGCCACCAGGCATCTTTGTAGGTGTGTCATCTCTAAATCCAGGAAGCTGATTAACGGGCTCTACTGGTAGTATTCCACCAGCATTATTATTTCCACCAGCTATTGGTATATCTATTTCACTTATACCTCCTGAACCTGGTAATGGTGTTTGCATAGAAATTGGTGTCTTAGGAGGTGTAAAATTAAGTTGATTATTAGGTGGTATTCTATTATTACCAGCTTGATCTGTAACTTGAGGAATCAAAGGTTTGTTAAAATTATTTCCTAACTCTGATTGAACTTGGTTTCCAAACTGATCCATTACAGTATCGGGTGTAAAAGTAGCTGCACTTGATCCATAGATAGAATCGGTTGCATCGTAAGCAACATCACCACCCATTTGATATCCAAGTCTTGCAATACCACCGGATGCTTTTTTGATTGATGGAGCTTGCTCACCAATTTCTTTTATAATTTCATCAACTTGAATTCCATCTGAATAGTAAGGATCATTAAATGTATCTCCTTCAATTCTAGCATTAACTTCTGTAACTTCTTCATACTCATCAGGCACTTTAACTGGTCTACCATCTTTACCCATGACAACTTCACCTTTTTTAAGTTCCATGATTTCTACATCAGTCATCATTTCATCACCTTCTTTATTAACCTTTTTAATAATTGTATCTCCTGTAGCTACATCTTCTTCTAATACATAGGTTGATTTACCATCTTTAGACTTTAATGTTTTTGCAATAGTTCTATCTGTTGTAGCTGTTGCATCATCACCCATCATTTTAATTTTTTCTGCAAGCTTAAAGAAATATGGGG